CGCCCCAAAGAGGTGCGCCGCCTCCACCGCCACCCGCAACGATGAGCGCATCTACGTCAAGCGTAAGCACCGAATCCGGCACGCGACTGAGGGGCGACTGTCCCCAATCCTTGACAGCCGTGCTGACGAATAGACGTGACCGCCTAGACATTAGGCGATCCTGTTGACGTAGCCGTGGATGGTGACGACGTTAGTGGTCGCAGCGAAGGCTTTGACAACTAGACCAGCCGAGCCATCACCCGTCAGGGTCAGACCTGGCGCGACTAGGACGAGGCCCGACTGTGCGGGGATCGTTACCTTGATTGTGTCGTCAGGCGAGGACGTGCCGCCGAACTCAACGGTCGTCAGCACGTCGCTGCTGTGCCCGTTGTAGGCGTACAGCCACACCTCGTCGATGGTCGTGGCCGAGGTGCCCGTGGTGTGGATGGTGGTGCCCGGTGTCGCCGTCGCGGCGACCTTGATGCCCCTGCCGCGTGTGGACCCACTAAGGAGGGTCTTAGTGAACTGAGCCATGTGGATTCTCCTTAGTTGAATACCTGATTAGAGAGGATGATTTGGTCGTCCTCGATGGCGATGACGGCGGGAGTGCCTGCGCCCGTAGAGGACAAAAGTTGACGGGCGCCCGTAAACAGGGAATTTGCGATCCCTCCACCGTTGACGAAGGCATTAGCCTCATCGAAATCACGAGCTGAAACACCATGCCTAAACACAGCACCAGCAGAATGAGACACACCAGACGTGCCATCAACACCACGAGTGACCGTGAGGGTAGTGCCGCTGACGTTAGTGACCTCCACAACCTCCTCAGAAGCCGTGTCAGGGTCAATGATCGCCGTCCACGGAGTGGACACCGGATACCCCGAAAGGGCAGTCACATCAATCGACGTGTCCGAATTACTAGCGGAAGAAGACAGAGTCGTCGCAACCGCAGTAGACGAATAATATCTACGAGCCATCTATCCTACTTCCGATAGTGAATGGGCGTGTTGAGATCATCACGGAACCTGGCAATCTCCTCAGCAAGACGCTGCTGGTACAGGGCATAAAGGGTGCGAGCCACATTCGAGGCCGACCCGATCTGACGGCGCTCATCAAAGAAGCCTGCCTGCACAGAACTCGGATCCAGCAGTGCCACATCGATTGACGACACAAGTCGGGCAGCCGTCCCCAGAGCAACAACATCCCGGCACGAGGCAGGAAAACCTGCCGTCGTCTCCAACGTGTCCGCACCTGCGGACAAGTTCGACGGATGCTTCAAATACCGCACCTGAACCGTCCTGCCCGGAACAATCGAATCCCATACCGTGATCGTCTTCCCCGTCGCATACTGCGTCGTGTCAGCCTGCAAATCCACCTGCCAGCGGCGAGCAGTCTCCCAACGACCAGACGGCCCCACCGTCTTCCACGTCACCTGATTCACAGCCTTCAAATCGGCAGGCAGCTCATACGTGTTCTTCGACGCGATAAACGTGAACGTGTCCACACCCTTCGCCTTCAACTCCACACCCATCGACTGGATCGTGTCATTGATGGCACGCTTCACATAAAACCTAGGAAACAAGGGATTGAACGTCACCCTCGCGTTATCGGCATGAGTGGCGGCAGTAGTGCCATCCACCCCACGACCCCACGGCTGAAGAGCAACAGCGTTCGTCGTGATCGCATCAATGTAGACAAGCTCGTCATCAATCTCAGCCCTACCCATACCCAGGCGGGAACCGTTATCCACATTGAACGAAGTCGCAGAAGCATCAAGACTGCCATTCAAGGCAGTTACAGACTCCTGCGAACGCACATATCCACGCAGCATCGACAGGACATCATCCGTCAGTTCATTGAACGTCGTCACGGGATAATCTCCTCCGTCACCGTGTAACCCTCAGAAATCAGTTCAGCCTTCGTGGCGTCATCCACGAAATGGTCCCGGCCACCACCCAGATAAATCTGGGCAGTTCGAGTGCGCTCAAGGTCAGGATGGGCAACCTCAGACCACACCCCGTCCTCCTTCAACAGCGAGATGCCCTCGTACTCCTTGAACAGACGCCACTGGTATGTGTTCACAGGTGGACGGAACAGCCAGCCCTTACGGATCACATTCACCGTCCCGAAGTCGTTAGACGGATCGACAGGGCCAGGGATGATGAACACGGTGGCGAGAGTGTCCGCATCCCCGAACTGCACACCTGAGGCCAGACCTGCCGGCTGCATAGCCGCTGTCGTAGACGGCGTACCCACAGCACCCGTCGAAGCGAACCCGGTCGGGTTCATCGACGTGAACGCCTCAGTCACACCAAACGCGACAGTCGAAGGCAAACCGACCAGGGCGATAGACGCATCAGCCTGAGGGGAACCGTAAGCCTCAGAGGTGGCAATCCCTGTCGGGTGCATCGACACCGTCAACGCAGGCGTACCCACAGCGCCAGTGCCAGCATTGATGCCCGTGGCCTCCACAGACGCATCAAGTTGCGCCGCACCCACCACAGCAGAAGAGGCAACCCCAGACGCAGTGACAGTCGCATCAGCCTGAGCTGTGCCTACAGCCTCACCAGACGCGATCCCGGTCGGGTACACAGTCCGGTTCGGATCCCAACCAAGGAGATATACCGGACCTTCAGTGATGTCCGTAATCTGGACAGTCACTCAGACAGCCCCTACAGGGAGAAGATCTTGTTCGAGCCCGAATCCCACACCACGGTGATGTCGCCACCGGCAGGCTTGATCGGGATACCCGTGCCCGTGTCAATCCACGCAATCACACGCTGAGACGACGACGCCACATCGGAGCCACCACCAACAGCAGAAGACTGGAAGATCAGCAGAGCATGATCGTTCGTGTCCGTGGCCGGAGTCGTGAACGTCACATCGTCAGCGTCGAACACGCCATTCGTGACATCCTTGCTTGCCAAACCACCAGAGGTCGCATGCAGCGTGGCACCAGCGCCCGTCACATCAGACACAAACTCGTGAGTGGAACTGTACGTGTAGCCACGCACCAGGGCCACCTTAATAACCGCCGTATCCAAGTCGATGCTCCCATCGAGGAAGCCTTCCTTGGCCTTCGGGAAGACAGCGTTCGCCACCTGTTCTCCTTAATCGAACTTAACAACCTGCCCCGTTTTGGGGCTGTAATGGGCACCGTTCCTGAACGTGTTGTCCGTGGCATCAAACGCTGCCCCGGCCTTCTCCGACAACTCAAACGCCTTACGGATGTCGGGAGTCCTCGTTGTTGCTGGTTGAATACCCGCCATGCGGGCCTCGTGATAGAAATCAAGTTCCTGGTTCTTGTTCCGCTCCCTAGTCCGGTCAATGCCTAGGTGCGAACGGGACCAGCCCACACGCAGAGAAGCAGCCCGAAGGCACTGCCCATACGTGGCATGATCCTGAGTGATACATCCGGTCCTACAAGCCATACCTGTCCTTCCAACGCCTGTAGGGGCCACCCCACTATTTGAGTGACCCCTACAGGAACGTCAGTCGTTAACTAGACGGCGATAGAAGACGCCGACTCGATGCGCCAGAGCGCAGCCTCGCGGTAACGCTTCCAGCCCAGAACGCCGTACCATCCCAGGGGACGGTGACGCATGAGCTTGTCAGTCACCGGGCCAACAATCGTGTGCGGCTCCTCAGCGACAGCCTCAGCCAGCGCCTGCTTGCCAACAACGATCGTGCGGTACACACGCTGTGACGTGTCACCGTCAGTAGCGTTGTACATGCGGGGCGTCTCAATGAAGTAGGCGCCCTCAATGGTGCCGATGAAACCAGGCCAGAAGTTCTCCGTCGCATCGTACTTGTGGAGATCCTGGAACCCGCCACCCGTGGACTCCTTGCGAATGTCGAAGGAAACCTCAGGGTGGATGTAGGCAGCGTAGAGGCTGCCCTGACGCGGCACGGCAAGGTTCGCACGCAGCTTCGCGACAACCACACGGATGTCATCGAGCTTCGCGATATCCTCAGCCTGCACCTGATTCGTAGCAGCCGGAGTCGTGCTTGCACCACGGGAGTAGCGCACATTCGTGCCGCCACGAAGCTCAGTCATAGCGACCGCATCAAGCGAATCAGCCATGTTGTAAGCGATGATGTCAGCCGCAGCAGGGTCAACATCGGACAGTGAGAACAGACCCAGCTTGCGGGTGAGCAGGGCAGCATTGCCGTACTCGTTCAGCGTCACAGTCACCGTGTTCGTGTTCGACATGGCGACCGCATCAGGGTCAACGTTCTCAGTAAGGGTGCCAGTTGCCTGAGCCAGATCGTTGTAAATCTGGAAGACAACGGACGAACCCGGCATGGCCTGCTGCACAGGACGCTTATCAGCGATATCACGGATGAGCGGCTGCGAACGCAGAGCCAACTCAACATAACGATCGTAAGCAGTCTGGACAAGGTTGGTCATGCCAGTCTGGTTCGAGATCGTCGCTGTACCAGTGAAGGTATTAGCCATGTTGAGATTCACCACCTTTCGCGGTTAGATAATTGGACTTGGTCAGTACACCGGGGGACCGCCAGCGTTCTGAAACAGAATCCTGTTCAGATCCTCTGGCGTCTTCGCAGCGGCAATCATTGCCAGAATCTGCGACTCGTCACCCACAGGTGCTTGTCCCGCGTTAACAACATCAGTGAACTGCTGATAGCCCGGAGGCATCTGCACCTCAAGCTGACCACTCATCTGCTCCTCGGCCGGCGAACCACTATCCGCAGCCATCGTGGGCTGGAAAACGTCGCTACGGTCATCGAGCCAAGACGTGATCTCTGCCTCATTGGTCAGATCCTCAGGGATCAAATCAGCAATCTTCGGGTTGTACCCGCGAGACGTGAGAACTTCCTGCACGCTTCGCTTCCGAGACTCAACACGGAAACCCGTCAGTTCCTGTTCGAGTTCCTTAATACGCTTCTGCGCTGCCCTATGTGCCTTACGCACCTGGGCGATAGCGCCGTCATCGTAGTCATCGAAATCGTCAGGCAGGTCGTACTCTTGCTGGGCCATATGCCCTCACCCTCTTCTCATCCGTGGAAGTCGCCACCCACACGCACAACTGGGGAAGTAGATACGTGGCTGTGACTATCGGACTTGTGACGCGCACCGGGGCCGACCGATCCGGTTGCGGAGTGGAGGTGACGGGAATCGAACCCGTGTCTGGGTCTGTTGCCTTCGTGAGGCTTTACAGTCCCGCTATCCATTCACCCCCGAGGACGCCTACTGGCGTCCCGTGTGAACCCTGTACCAGCGGTAGTCATCCACGCTTAGAAGTTCCTTTCAACGGCGAGAGATCCCGCAGAAGCGCCACCCGAGCCAGCAAACCGGGCACGTTCCCGCCTGCCGCGCCTCTCCGACGCGAGCTGCTTCTGTCGATCACCGAAAGCAGCATCAAGAGCGTCCGTCTCGTTAAACGTCTCACGGTCGATTCCAGCAAGGGTTGTCTCCCTGTCCGCTACGCGACGTGCCTGATCGAAGGTGCCCTCTAGGCGGGACATGGTCTGCATCTGGAACGGGTCAATCGTCTGTCCGATAGACGTACCGGCGAGGCGCTCAGCCCCAGCCCTGTCCATGCTGAACCCGGCACGTTCCGCAGCGGCACCGACCTGGGCGAGCCTGCCACGCTGACGGATCTCCTCCTGGTTGCGTGCAGAGGCAGTCTGTAGACCCTTCTCGTCGGTCAAACCGAGCATGTACGCCGTCAGGTCACCGTCACCGACACCGTAATACTCGCGCAGCTCAGCAGCCACCAACGGATTCATTGCCTGCTTGGCAGCAACTACCCGCTCCTCGACCTCTTTCGCGGATAAGCCAGCACCAATCAGGCGGGCATAATCCTCAGGAGTGTCGTAGTACGTCGTCGGAAGCCCGTAGTTCGACATGACGTTCCGGTACGAGGTTTCGAGCTGAATGTATTCAGCTTCGCTGATGGCTTGTCCACGGCCAATCAGTTCAGCCATGCCAGCGAACCGACGCTTGTACGTGTCAGTTTCACGGAACTTCATCAACACAGCGTCAGTCCCGGCATCAGCAAGACCAGACTGGATCCAGCCCTCAACCTGACCCATGAGGCTCAGGCTGTCAGCATCCGAGAAACCGAACTGCTTGAACAGGCCACGCAGATACTCGCGGGCATTCGTGCGAGTGGCGACAGTCTGAGGTGACGGGCCTGTATCTACAGGAGTGTTGTCAACTGTGCCCGTATCACCAGCACCTGTATCACCAGTACCAGTATCACCAGTGCCCGTGTCGCCAGTACCCGTGTCAGTAGTAGGCGTCCGCTGACCGCTCTTACCCACACCGTAACGCAGAGCGATTCGGTCCTTTTCGCCAAGATTGCCGCGACGATCCGCAAGACCACGAGCCTTAGTAGCCAGCTCATTCGCCCTATCCACAGTGATAAGGCCAGCCTGTAAGTCAAGGCTCAACTTGCTGATGTATTGCTGTAGTTCGAAGGACATACCTACCCCACGAATCCCATCATGCGGGCCAAATCAGACCCGATACTTGAATAGGTGTTGAGAGCGTTATTCGTGTACTGCCAACGCTCATCCTTCTTAATCTGCTGATTAAACTCCCACAGCGGCATCAACCTCGGCTGATTCTTCTCATCGAGGCTAGTGAACGCACGCTGCAACAGCGGATCAGACAAGTCAACAGAATTCGGGTCACGCAACTCCAGCATCTGCGCCAACTCACCAATGTAGCCGGCAGCTAGGTCACGAACCGAACGCTCCTTCGACAACCTGCCAGCGAACACCGGGTACTTCGACTCAGCCTCAGCAATCAGCTCATTCCAGGCGTCATCCTGATCAAACTTCGCATTCGGGTCGAGAATCTTCGCAGCCGTAGCCTGAGACCAGCCAGCATCACGAGTCAACCCGTATGCCCGCACAGCATCATCAAGAGTGCGCTGCGTATCCAGCAGGGCACCACCAGGGGTCAAGGCGGCATCCGGTGCCCCAGACTGCTTCCTAAACTGGGAAGCAAGCCACGTCCTCAAACCACGGTCGTCCGTGTTCCAACCCTGGTAGTAGTAGCGGCGAGCAATCTTGTTCAACACATCATCAGGGATATCAATGTTGTATAGCTCGTTTGCCAGATCGCGGATCTTGTCCTTCGCGTCACCAAGCGCCTCATTCCACACCCCAGGCGGGTTGTTGAACTCCAGCTCAAATGCTTGACGCCACGACAGACCCTTCTTCGGGTCCTTCCACCAATCCGTCTTCTTCAGCTCAGAATTGAACGTCTGGGCATCCCAGCCCTTACGGATCGCCTCATCAAACAGATCGCGAAGTTCACCATCAGTGCGAACAAGGTTCGCCACCTCAGGCCCAAGACGCTCAAAGTAGTCCTGCATGAAGTCCCGCCGAGCCTCTTGGCGTTCTTCACCAGGAGCTGCCTTCTGAATCCTACGCAGAGCAGCCTTAGCTTCCCTGAGGCGATCCTCAGCGGCCTTAATGGCGGTTGCGGATCCAGTTTCCTTCTCGCCCTTCAGGTTCTGCTCAGCCAGACGAATGTCACGCTCAGCGATACGAATCGACTGAGGCTTCCTGCGACGCTGCTCAGCCATCACGCACCCCCAGCCAGAGACTGCATAAACACCTGGAAGTACTGGTCACCCTGACGTTCCTGCCAATCCTCCTGATCCTGAGCAAACTCGAGCGCAAGAACACCCGGATCGACACCACCAGAACCCACAACAACGTCACCCTCCACAGACACCGTCTGCGGGTTCGCCATCTCAGCCTCGTTCAGAATCTTCAAGAACTGGCTGTACTCGTTCTGTGTAGGGTTGCGACCCAGAGCCTGCTGCATCG